AAAAAGATTAGCAGTGTGGATGGAGAGTTTGGGATTCTACTTAATTTGAGATATGTTCAATGCTTGAAATGGCATGAGATTGCGAAGATTATGCATCGAAGTGTAGAAATGATCTATAAGATGCATGGCAAAGCGTTAAATTTAATAAAAGATTTATAAAGTGTACAGTAAATTACAGTAAATTACAGTATGAATTATGATATAGTGATATTGAAAAGAATTGAGCAAAAATAATTTTTTGTTTAGTTTCATATTCACTCCGATTTAAATTTTATATATAAGAAAGCCGATACCAGCGTATCGACTTTTTTATTGGAGTTAAAACTAATTTGATTTGGGATTATCCAGTTATGGATAGTCCTTTTTATTTGGAAAGCGAGGTGATGTACTTTGAAGAAATTGACAATTAAACAGAAGAAGTTTGCTGATGAGTACATCATCAGACAACGCATCTGGGCTTGCATGGAGTTAGCAAAGCGATACATGATGGGTTATGATTCAATTCCTGAAAGTTTAGCTTCAGAATGTAAAACAATTATAGCTAGCAAAGATACGAATTATATGCAAAAATTAGCCGCAAAATCAATATTACAAATAAAATATGGAAAAATTGAAACTAATAATATTATTGAAGAATATGCAATAGTAACAGACAGAAACGATTCTTTAGTTGCGAGATGGGTTAAAAAAGTAAAAAAACGTGATAAAGTATGTCAAATCTGTGGCTCAGACAAAAATTTAGTTGTACATCATATTAGCCATTGGGCAGATGACCCGATTAATAGAATAAATGTAAATAATGGTATATTGCTTTGTGCTAAATGTCATTCACTACAACACCCCGATTTACCGTTAGGTTTATTTATGGAGGTGAAAGATGAATAATAGACAACAATTGTTCTGTGAAGAATATTTGAAGGATCTTAATGCAACTAAAGCAGCCATTAGAGCTGGGTATAGCGAAAAAACAGCATACTCACAAGGACAAAGATTGTTGAAGAATGTTGAAATTAAAAATAGACTTCAAGAAATAAGAGAAAAGATACAAGACGAAAATATCGCAACAATAAAAGATATAGAGGAGTTTTTATCGCTTTCACTTAATGGCGAAATGGAAGAAGAAGTTATTTCAGTAGTTGCCGAAATAGAAGGTTCCTCAAAGGTTGTAAAAACAAAAAAACAAATATCTTTGAGAGACAGAATAAAAGCGGCGGAACTTCTTGGCAAGAGGTATGGTTTGTGGACTGAAAAACAAGAGGTCGATATTAATTTACCTACTTTTATCGATGATATTAAAGAGGTTGATTAGTTTTGGGTGCTGTACGTATTTCAAGTTTGATTGGTCAAGGATATAACGAGTTTTGGAATTGTAAAAAATTTTATAAAGTTGTTAAGGGTAGTAGGGGTAGTAAGAAATCCGTTACTACACAGATAGAAATTATCTATAAGATGATGAAGTATCCTTGGATGAATGTTATAGCTGCTAGAAGATATCAAAATACTTTGAGAGATAGTGTGTTTGTAGGATTGAAGAGTGCCACAAATAGATTAGGAGTTCAAAATTTATGGCAATTTACGGTTAGCCCAATGGAAGCAACTTATATACCTACTGGTCAGAAGATTCTATTTCGTGGGTTTGATGACGCTTTGAAAATGACTTCAATTCAATTAGAAAAAGGATCTATTACGCATTTATGGTTAGAGGAAGCTTATGAGTTAGAGAGTAGGGATAAATTGGATACCGTTGTAGAAGGTATGAGGGGCATTTTAGAAGACAAAAATGCATACAGGCAGGTTATACTTACTTTTAATCCTTGGAGCGAAAATCATTGGTTAAAAAGCGAATTTTTTGATGCTAAAGATGATGATGTATTTACTTTAACTACTACATACAAGCTTAATGAGTGGTTAGATGATCAAACTATAAAAAGATATGAAAAACTATATAAAACTAATCCTAGACGTGCAAAGATTGTGTGTGATGGAGAATGGGGAGTATCTGAAGGACTTGTTTTTGAGAATGTAGAGTATAGACCGTTAGATAAGGATTTTCTAGCGAAACAAAATTACGAGCTAATAGTAGGGTTGGATTTTGGTTTTACTCATGATCCAACTGCTCTTGTGGTTTCTTGGCTTGATAGTGAAAATGGGATTTTGTATCTGATTGATGAGCATTACGAAACTGGTATGCATACTAATGAAATTGCTAGAATGATTAAATCTAAAGGGTATTCCAAATCTCTTATTATTGCTGACTGTGCCGAGGACAGATTGATTTCTGAGCTGAATAATGATTACGGTCTTCGAATAAAGAAGTCTAGGAAAGGCAAGAGCAGTGTTAACCAGGGGATTGATAAGTTACAAAGTTTGAAAATTATTTGTGATACATCTCTAGTTAACTGCAAAGAAGAATTTTATAGTTACTCATATAAATTTGATAAGGTTATGGGGAAATTTACTAATATTCCAGAAGATAAAAATAACCATTTAATGGATGCTTTACGATATAGTTTACAGTCTGCATCTGATAAGGTTAGTGTCCAATTGCTTAGGGGGATAATTTAATGACAACACATGTTACAGAGACTATTAATTTAGTTAACGATTCAATAGATAAGGAGTTTACTATTTCTGAGGATTCTGGAATGACTCCAGAATTGCTGGATAAATTTATTCAAAGACATAAGAATAATATAGGTCACTATCAAAAGTTAAAAAATATGTATGAGACTGTATATCCTATTTCTTTTAAACCTAAAAAGGAGGATAGCTACAAGCCTGACAATCGACTATCAGTAAACTTCGCAAAGTATATTGTAGATACTTTTAACGGGTATTTCATAGGTAATCCGATAAAATCTACACATGAAAACAAGAAGGTTAATGATTATTTAGATTTTTTGGATAGTTACAATAATCAAGATGATAATAATGCTGAATTGTCAAAGATTTGTAGTATTTATGGTCATGGTTTTGAACTTATTTTTAATGATGAGAACGGAAGAATCGGATTAACTTATTTGAATCCTATGCAGGCTTTCTTGGTGTTTGATGAGAGCATAAGAAGAAAAGTGCTGTATTGCGTTAGATATTATAAGAACTCTGATGGAAAGATTGAGGGTACTTTTTCCGATAACAGAAATATTACGCATTTTATGTACACAGATGACGGCTTAAAGTTTATTTCAGAAGAAGAACATTATTTTAATGATGTGCCAGTTGTTGAATATGTTGAGAATGCAGAGCGTAAGGGGATTTTTGAGAGTGTTGAGAGTCTTATTAACGCTTTTAATAAATCAATCAGTGAAAAGGCTAATGATGTTGACTATTATGCTGATGCGTATATGAAGATTTTAGGGGAAAAGCTAGATGAAGATGTTATCAAGAATCTAAGAGACTACAGAATTATTAATGTTAGTGGAGAAAATTCTGAGAAGGTGGTTGTTGATTTCTTAGCAAAACCTAATAGTGATACTACTCAAGAAAATCTATTGGATAGACTAGAGCGTTTGATATTTCAAATTTCAATGGTGGCTAATATTTCTGATGAAAACTTTGCTCAATCAACTGGAGTTTCTTTGAAATACAAACTTCAGGCTATGGACAATTTAGCAAGAACTAAAGAGCGTAAATTTACGGCTGGACTTAACAGGAGATATAAGATAATTGCCAATTATCCTGGTAGTCCTTTGAGTGATGATGATTGGGTTAAGATTAGGTATAAATTTACTAGGAATGTCCCATCTAATTTATTAGAGGAAACAGAAATAGCACGTAATTTAAGTGGCATTGTATCGGAAGAAACACAAGTCAATGTTTTAAGCATTGTGGATAATGCAAAAGATGAGATTGAAAATAAAAGAAAAGACATTGAAGGTTCTGATGGTTTTATGAGGGTAGTAGATGAAGAACCTAAACCAGTATAATGAGTATTCAAGTAAAAGACAAAAAGAGTTATGGGATAATTTAGAAAAAGATGAGGCTAAGTTAATAGAAAAACTTACTCAATTTTACAGGGAAGAATCTCATAAGCTTGGGAAAGAAATTGCCGAATATTTTGCCAGGTATGGTAAGGATAATGTTATTGAATACAGATCCCTTTTAACTAGATTAAGCAGTACCGACAGAAAATTATTATACGAAAGATTTGATGCTTTTATTGAGAAATACCCGCAATACAAACATTTAACTGATGTCAGAAAATCAATTTATAAGTTGACAAGGCTAGAAGGACTTAATGAGTCTATAAAGTTACAGCAATTAGAAATTGGCGCTAAAGAAGTTGATAGATTGCATGATTATTTGGTGGATTTATACGGAGATACTTATTATGAGATGGCAGATAGTATGGGATTTGGAAGAACTATGCTTAGTTTTGATAAAGAGAGTGCTGAGCTATTAATTAATAAGAAATGGACTCAACAGAAAGATTACAGTGATAGAATATGGGAAAACAAAAGTAAGCTTATTAGTTACTTAACTAATGATTTTAAGACGTCTATTATAAGAGGTGACAGTTTCAATAGGGTTGTAAAACAAATGTCTGAGAGGTTTGTTAATCGCTCAAGAGCGGATATTAAGAGAATCGTACGAACTGAAGGTACGAGAATCAATAATGAAGCTATGATGAAGACGTTTGATGATTCTAAACTATATGATGAGTATGAGTATGTAGCTGTTATAGATAGAAAAACTAGCGATGTGTGCAAGGATTTGGACGGGGAGATATTTAAACTCAAGGATCGTGAGGTAGGAATAAACTTTCCACCAATGCATGTGAATTGTCGTAGTAGTTTTAGCGTGGTTATACCAGATGATTATGTAGATAGGTATGAGAAACTGTATGGGGATTATTTTGAATCAACTGAGATAGCAGAAAATGAAATTAATAAATTGAAACCTTATGAGAAAAACATTACATCTATACTTAAATCGATAGAACATGATAATAGATCAAAATTAGTAGGTTTAGATTTTAGGTTTAAAAGCGTAGAAAGTTTATCACGTAAGATAATCGCAGATTCAAAAGAAAAAGAAATTTCTTTGGAAGATGCAGCAAAAGGAATCAATGATAAATTAAGATATACTTTTGTTAGTAAGGAGAAAGATTTTACTAATAATTATTTCAAAACTGTTGGAACACTAAGGAATAAAGGGTATAATATAGTTAGAGTAAAAAACACTTTTGAACAAAATGTTGTTTATAAAGGAGTTAATACTTTAGTCGAAGATAACAACGGGGTAATATTTGAATTACAGTATCATACTGATAAGTCTTATTATGTAAAAGAACACGGATTACATGAAATATATGAGCAACAAAGAGTGTTAGACAGAAATAAGAATAAGATGAAATGGGATAATTTAACCAAAGAAATGATAAAAATTAGTAATAAAATTCCAATACCCAAGTATGTAGAAAGGATTAAATGATTATGAAGTTTAAAACGCCAACTGTATATTATTATTGTCCTGATTACAAAAAATATGTAAAAAGAGAAGGCGGAATGTATTATTGCATAAAAGATGGTAAAGAAATATTTAATGACTTCTATTCTAAAATTGATTTAGGGTCTATTTATACCGAAGATATAACAAAGGAAGAATATTATGCTCAACTATCTTAGAGCCTTTTTTATTATGTTGAATGCACATAAAGGACAAAAAGATAAAGGCGGACACGCATACTTTTTACATCCTTTAAGAGTTTCTAAGAAAATAAGTGACAGGCGATATAAGATAGTTGCACTGTTGCACGATGTTTTAGAAGATTCTGACAAATACACAATTAATGATTTTGACTTTCTTGACCCTGAACAAAAAGATGCTTTGATTAAACTTACGCATCCAGAAAATGTAGCATACATGGATTATGTAAAAAATATAAAAAGTAACAGCATTGCAAGAAAAGTAAAACTAATGGATTTAGAAGATAATATGAATCTAAATAGGTTGAAATGTCTTACAGAAAAAGACTTTAAAAGAGTTGAAAAATACAAGAAAGCTAGAGGTTATCTTTTAGCATAAAATTAATAGCACACTAACTAATTACAGCTGTAATGGATTAGATGTGCTTTTTTAGTACAAATTTTTAGGAGTAAAAAATGAAAAGTGTAAAGATAGGCTGGAAAGAGTATGAAATAGTAGAAGCAGAAATAAATACTGCTATGATAGAGGATCCGAAAGAATGTTATGGTGAAATAGATTACAACAAATGTAAGATATATTTAAATGCAAATTACGGTGACGATTTAAAACAAGAAACACTACTACATGAGATTCTTCATGGAATATCTGATATGTATGATTTAGATATGAGTGAAAATTTTGTAACTAGATTATCAAATGCAATATTTACAATGATTAAAGACAATAATTTAAGCATATAATTAGGTGAAAGCTATAAAAAAAGATTTTTAAATAAAATAAAAAATAAAGTCAGACAAGGAATATCACATTCTTTATGACTAGACCTAGATAAGTCTATAAACTGTCTATTTTTTAATGCACTCAACTAGCTGAGGTTAAAGCTAGAACATATATAAATTCATGAACTTACATGTAAAAAAGGAGAAGAAAATGGAAGACATAAGAAAAATACCTTTGAATTTGCAACTTTTTGCAGATGATGAGGCAGAAACAGAATTGGATCAATCGAATGTTGATGCTGAAAAAGAAACTGAAAAGACTTTTACACAAGATGAGGTTAACAAGATTGTTCAAGACAGATTAGCTAAGGAAAAGGCTAAGAACGAGAAAGCACAGGAAGAAGCTAAAAAGCTTGCAAAGATGAATGCGGAGCAAAAAAACCAATATATGGTGGAACAACTTCAAAAAGAGTTAGAAGAATACAAGACTAAAGAGGCTAAAAACGACATGATAAAGGAAGCTAACTCTATGCTTAAAGACAATGATATAACCTTGCCTGATGAGGTTGTGGCTATGCTTATCGGCGATAATGCAGAGGACACTAAGGTTTGTGTAGATAGTTTTTCTAAGGCTTTTAAAACGGCTGTAGAGAGGGCTGTGAATGAAAAGCTAAAAGGAAAGACTCCTAAGCAAAAGTCTGTAGCTGGTTTAACGAGAGAAGATATTTTATCGGTTAAGGACAGGCAAGAACGTCAACGTTTGATTGAAGAAAACGAAGAATTATTTATGTAAAAAAAGGAGAATTTAAAAATGGCAGATGCAAATTTAATTAAAAAACAAGATTTAAAATACCCTATTACGGTTGATGTTACTAATACATTTCAAGAGAATGTAAGAAAAATGTTGGAGTTATTAGGGGTTACTAGAAAAATATCATTGACAAATGGTTCTACTATTAGAATTTATGATAAATATGAGGTTACTTTGGCGGATGGAAATGTAGCTGAAGGAGAGACTATTCCATTGTCTAAGGTTACTAGAAAAGAAAAGACTACAAAAGAGATTACACTAAAGAAATACAGAAAAGCAACTACTGCGGAAGCGGTTCAGATGTATGGATCTAATGAAGCGGTGACAAATACTGATGATGCATTGATACAAAAGCTACAAAAAGAAGTTAGAAAAGAATTTATTACTCTTTTAAAAACTGGATCTACTACTCAAAAAGCGTTAGGAAACGGACTTCAAGGTGCGGCTGCTAGTGCTTGGGGTAAGTTACAAGCATTGTTTGAAGATTTTGGATCTCAAAGATGCATTATATTTGCAAATCCATTGGATATCGCAAAATACTTGGGTAATGCTAATATTACTACTCAAACTGCCTTTGGTATGACTTTTATCAATGCATTTACGGACACAGCTATTATTTCTACTACTGATATTGCAGAAGGCGAAATTTGGGCTACTGTTCCTGAAAATATAGTATTGGCATCTATTAACGCTACTGATTCAGAAATGGCTAGAGAATTCGGCTTAAACGGTGTTGGATTGGGTTATATAGGTATGACTCATTTCTTGGATCATACATCCGCTACTACTCAAACATTATTAATGAGTGGAATGTTATTGTATGTTGAGAGATTGGACGGTATTGTAAAGGTTAAAATAACAGAACCTGCTCCAGCAACTGTAGGAGCGTAGATAGTATATGGGAGCAATAACAGAAGACAATTTAAAAGAGTTGTTAGATAGAGTGCAAACAAGGATTAAGCCTTACAATGTTGTTGCTACTGATGACAATTTGAAAGAATTAATCACTACTATCGCTGACCGTATTTGTTTGCGTGTTGGCGATAGTGTATTAAGTGATTTATTGTATTCAATAGCAGTCGATGCAACTGTGAAGATGGTTAGAAGGATTAACTACGAAGGTATTAATTCTGAGAGTGTGGATACTATCTCTACTTCATTTGTAAGTGATGTATTGAGTGAATATGATGATGAGTTTAGATCATATATTTATATGAACTCTAAAGATGATAGTAAGGGTAAAAGGATGATTCGCTTTTTATGATGTATTTAAGGCTGTACCCTATTTTCAAAATTCAAAATGGTCAAGACGAATTAAAAAATAAGTTGTATGAGGATAAGGTAAGTGAAAACTATTATCCTTGTAGAATTACTAACTGGACTAGAGATGATATTGAGATTTTCGGACGTGATGTTACCAAGAACTCAAGAAAAATGTTTTGTAATGGCTTTGATATTAGCTTTGCCAAGAAGCTAGAAAAGGTGAAGATTGAAGATGAAATTTACAAGGTAATGGAAGTCAAGGACATCGGAAGATGGATATTTTTTATCATAGAAAGGGTAGGTAAATGAGATATTCGTTAAAGGGCGATAAAAGACTTGAACAAGCTCTGTATAAAAAGAGTAAGGCTAGGTTTTATGGCGTTGCTAATAAGAGTTTAGTGGAAATATTTAACAGAGCAAAAAGACCTCCTGGAACTCCGAGAGATAACGGAGATTTGATTAAAAGCCGTAGGTTAAGAGAAGCTATTCCAAGTACAAGATTTAAAGGTATTTTTTATTATACCGAAGAGTACGCACCACATGTAGAATATGGACATGATGTTGGTAAAAATGGACACGTTGATGGTCAAAGATATCTTAAACGAAATGTTAGTAAACAGGGGAGGATATATATGAATGATTTGATAAAGGAACTGAAAAAATGATTAAAAAAATTGGTATTGTAGACTTTATTAAGATAGTTCAGGATTTAATTGAAAAGAATACTCTATTAAGGGCTTACGACTATGTTCCAGTAAATGAAAAGCCTCCGTTTGCTTATGTGGAATTGTACGATAAGAGGGCAGAAAACACGAAATCAATGTGGGGCGAAGTATTCAATATATTGGTTCATATCGTTGCAGAAGAATCCAATAGTAAGGTCGAAATGTACAAACTAATTACAGAAGTGGAAGAAGCTTTTACAGATGAGTTGAGGTTTGAAGATAACAATATTTCTGTTATTAGGCAAGACGAAATCGGATTACAATCGTTGGAACAAGAAGAAACAGGTTCATGGCATGCTATTTTAGAGTTTGAGATTAAGCTTTGTTATGGATTTAAGGTCAAAATTTAAAAAAGGAGATTATTATGGGAGATTTAACAAAAGCGTTTGAAAATAACTTATATTGTGATTTTACTAGCTCTGCTTCAAAAGCTGTAGCTGGAAAAGATATTTTATTGGCTATATTTAGTGCTGATGGTCAAAAACTATTGGGAATTAGTGGTCAACAAGGTTTAAAGATTAATAGAACAAGTGATTCTATTGAGGTATCTAGTAAGGATACTGTTGGTGGATGGAAATCAAAGATCGCAGGTATGAAAGAGTGGTCTATTGATAATGACGGCTTATTTGTACCTAGTGATGAAGCACATAAAGCTTTATCCAAGGCGTTTGAGGATTCAGACCTTGTTTGTATTAAGGTTGTGAATGTTAAAGAGAAAAAAGGAATGTTTGGAGGGCTTGCGGCGGTAACGGATTATTCTATAGAAGCTCCATTTGATGATGCTATGACTTATTCTATTTCACTTGAAGGTAATGGGGCGTTAGTTGATTTAACTAATGGTGATAAGAGTGCTAATGCAATGCCTGGGGATAAAGTAGGTGTATAAGATGAGTGATAAAGCGATAATAAACTTAAACGAAAAGAAGTATGAGTTAAAGTTCAATTTAAAAGCGTTAGAGAACATTGAAAGAGCTATTGGAAGTTCTTTGATGGGAGAATTGTCAAAGTATAATGCTATGCTACCATTAACGACTTTGAGAGTTCTTTTTTCTCATTCTTTATATCAAATAGATGCGGGTAAGATTGCTATTGAGCAGGCATCGGATCTGTTTGATAAATTGATTAATGAAAAGGGATTGATTTTTGTTAACATGTTGGTTGTGAATGAAATTAAGATTGACTGTCCTTTTTTCTTCCAAGGCGTTTAATTGAATTAGAATATTTTGAAACAGATAATAGCGAAATCGATGAGGAGTATGTGAGGTTAACTACTGAATATGCTGATGATATTGATTTCGCTTTTTATGTTGTAAATTTTGGGTATTCAAGAGAAGATTACGAACAATTAACGCCAAGAGACGTTGCATTTATTCGAAAAGCGTACGAGACAAAAACTGTGCAAGAAACAACACAACTTAGAAATGCAGTGTTGAATGCGGTTAGTAATGCACTTAGAAAGAAAAACGCTAGGTTTCAAAAATTATGGAAGAAAGTTCAAAAGCCTCTGGATAAGGAAAAGGCAAGAAATGATGCTGAAATAATCTTTGAGACTGAAGAAAAAGAGGGTAAATCTTGGGTTGATAAAATTTACGAAGCTAATGGATTGAGGAGGTGAGATTATGGCGGCTGACTATACTTTAAGCGTTGAAATTAATGGCGATGCTAGTAGTATGGAAAAAGCATTTAAAAAGGTTAGTGGTGCTTTAGAGGATACGAAAAATAAAATCAACGAAGCTAGTTCGGGAGCGGTTCCTGGAATCGGACAAATGGCTAAATCATTTGGTATTGCACAATTAGCTGTTAAGGGTTTTTCAATGGCTATGGGAGCTATTAGTGGAGCTGTTGACGGGGCTGTGTCAAGGGTGGATACTCTTAATCAGTTTCCAAAGGTATTGGAACAAATGGGATATAAGAGCGAAGAAGCAAAAGCCTCTATTAAAAGCCTATCCAATGGTATTCAAGGACTTCCTACGACATTAGATGGCATTGCTAGTATAACTCAACGTATGACAACTATTATGGGCGATGTTCCCAAGGCAACTGATGCTACTTTAGCGTTGAATGATGCTTTTTTAGCAAGTGGTGCAAGTAGTGAATCAGCAGGTCGTGGTTTGGAACAGTATATGCAAATGTTGTCTGCTGGAAAGGTTGATATGCAAAGCTGGAGAACACTTCAAGAGGCTATGCCATATGCGTTGGATAAAACTGCGAGAGCGTTTGGGTTTACTGGTAAGAGTGCAACTAATGATTTTTATGAAGCTCTTAAAAAAGGCAAAATCACTATGGATCAGGTTACTGATAAATTCGTTGAGTTAAATAAAGGTGCTGATAGTTGGCATAATACTGCATTAGAAGCGACTAAAGGTATTGGAACATCGATGCAAAACTTACAAACCGCTATTAAAAATGGTGTTGCTAATGTTATTCAAAGCTTTAATGAGTGGGCAGAGTCGGAAGGTTTCGGAACTATATCGGATAACATCAACAAGATTAAACAAAAAGTTGGTGAGGCTTTTGGATATATTTCAGATCACATTCCAGATATTATGGATAAGGTTAAAGAAGTTGCAGGAGAATTTCAAAAATGGTATGAAAGACTTAGACCTTTAGCTCCAGTTATCTTAGCTGTTCTTGTTCCTCTTTTGGCTTTCAAAGGTATTGTGTCAATTGCACAAGGTGTTACTGATGGTGTAAACAAGATAACGGGTGCTATTAATGGATTAGGTCAAGGTGTTGAAATTATAAAGGGCGTTCCTGGTGCTTTTAGTAATCTTGGAGCTAGTTTGTCAGGTATTGCTAGTGGCATAAAAGGCGGAATAAGTGCAATTGGTGGAGCGTTTCAAGGATTATGGGCTACGTTAATGGCTAATCCTATAATCTTAATCATAGCTGGAATTGTAGCTGTAGTAGGAGTACTAATTTATTGTTATAAGCATTTCGAGGGATTTAGAAATTTTGTAAATAATGTTGCTAGTTCGATTAAAGACTTTTTCGTTAATGCGTGGAATAGTATCAAAGAAACTACGGTAGAAATCTGGACTGGTATAAAGGATTTCTTCAGTGGGATTTGGGATGGTATAACATCAACTGTTACCAGCGTGTGGGATGGCGTTTCAGGTTATTTAAGCGGAATATGGAATGGAATAGTATCTATTGCTAAGGGGCTATGGGAAGGTATTAAGCTTGTTATTATGACTCCGATTTTACTAGTTATAGACTTGGTAACGGGAAATTTCACACAATTGCAATCAGATTTACAACTTATTTGGGATAAAATCAAAGAGACTGCTGGATTATTGTGGGAAGGTATTAAGACTGTTATTACAACAGTTGTCGCTACAATCAAAGACGGTGTTATTGCTGGATTTGAGCTACTTAAAACTACTCTATCAAATATTATAACTGGAATACAAAACGTATTTTCAAGTGTGTGGAATGCAATAAAAAATTCAGTAATAAACATAGCTACTGGTTTAGTAAATGGAGCTATATCTGTGTTTAACGGATTAAAGACGGGCGTTCAAAATATAATCAATAAAGTCAAGGATATCTTTAATTCATTGAAAAGTATTAGCTTGATAGATATTGGTAAAAAGATTATGAATGGTTTTTTAAATGGATTGAAATCGGCGTATAAAAAGGTTCAGGACTTTATCGGGGGCATCGGAAATTGGATAAGAGAGCATAAAGGACCGATACAGGTGGATAGAAAGCTTTTGATTCCTGCTGGTAATGCTATAATGCTTGGCTTGAATAGTGGGTTAAATAGTGGGTTTGATAATGTGAAATCAAATGTTAATTCTATGGGAAACACAATATCAAGCATTATAGGTTCTGATAATAATCTTGGATTTGAGTTTGATCTTGATGATAGCGGATTCGTAAGGACGATTGATAACGCTAGAAATATTATTCAAGATTTTAAAGAATATGCTGAAAAAGGATTTGGATTAAATATGAGAAATAACGTATCTAATACTTCTGAAATGAAAAGGGTAGTATTAGGTGGAACGGGAGTGTTTAATCAAGATTCTAATGTCGAAAATACTGGCAAAGCTATTAGCACAAACGGTGTTCAATCACTTGTTGTAAGAGAGTTAGGAGATTTGAATTTAACTGTAACTAGTGAGATGGATTCTAGAGAAGTTGCAAGAGGAACATATAAGTTTACAGATGAGTTCTTAAAGAGAAATCAAAAAATCAGAGAAAGAAGAAGAGGAGAGTTGTATTAATGAATGATATTTTAAAATTTGTTACAGTTGACAAAGAAAAAAAGTTCGGATTTTTCTTCAATGGTACTGATTTTAGGGATTTACTAACTGTAGAAGAAATCAACAGACCTATTGCTTCAAATATTAGCAATAGGTTGAATGATTATATAAGTTTTAATGGTGCTGATTTGATAAGCACAAGAAGAGATCCGATGTATTTTAAGATCAAATACAATACTGTAAAACAAAACAAAAACGCGATTAGAAATTTATTTGCTAATCTTTTGGTTACAGAGGAGTTATCAGAATTGTACTTTTATGATAATCCAGATGTTATTTACTATGCTAAATTAGATGGAACTACAGAAATTGAAGAAGGATACAATTACACAAAAGGTGAACTAACTTTTATCATTCCATCAGCCTGTGGGTATAAGAGAGAGCCTGTAGAACTGTCACAAGCCAATGCTAAGAGTATTATGTGTGAAAACCATGGTACGGATAAGACGTATCCTATTCTTGATTTTAAATGCCATGGTAAGGTAACTATGATTGGTGTTACTAGTAAGCATGGTAGTTTTCAATTCGGAGATAGTAAGGAGTTTGCACCGATTAAGCAGATGAAGATACACAAAGAGCAAACTAGTAGCTTGTTCAAGAGTGGTAAAGGAACACTTACTATTCTTGATAGGGTTATGAAAACTAGCGATGGCTGGGACATTGTGGATGCATCTAAACTTGTAGCCGATAGTGATTTCGATGGGAAGGTATCTAATACGACTACATCTAGCCCAAAGACTCCTAACGGGACTGTTACTGTGTCAAAGAACGCAAGGTATTGGGACAATGGAGTGAGGATTGCTAATTGGGTAAAAGGTAAGTCTTTTAAATTTGATAAGACAAAGGCTGTGAACAAGTCAAAGTCAAAGAAGGCATATCGCTTACTTGACAAACAAGGTTACCTTGGTTGGCTACTTGAAGAGGACATTCAAGGTCAAAGCCAAAGTACTGTGACTGGTGTCTATCCTTTTTGGAATAGTTCAAGTTTAAAGACATTCTCAACATTACCACTTCACAGAAAAGTTACTAACAACGCGACTGATTGGGAGATGACTTTTAAATTCAATTACAAAGCAAGCCCTGGGCAATTTGGTTTTATGACATTTGGTATCACTGATAAGGATCAAAACATGATTGGTGGTATGAGGATTGAAACTATTAATGGTGATGGAAGAATGGCAATGGTGTGCTTGTGTGGTAGTGATGGTAAACTTCACACTGGATACAACAAAGCCGACTGGACAGGCGCTGTAACTATTACTAAAAGAGGTGCTATGGTTACATACTACATGTATAATCAGTTGAATGGTAAAAGCTACACTTATAGGCTAATGAATGCTGAGATTGATGATGTGGTGGCTAGTGATGTTTATGTGTTATGCACTAAGAAAAACAACTACGACTTTATCCAAGCTTGTAATCCAATGCATATGACCATTACTGGTTATGATGCAGATATTTATGTTGAAAGTAAAAGCAAGGAAGAGTTTTCTATGATTAATGTAGCTATTCCTAGGTTTAACTTCAATGACGGAGATACAGTGAGAATTGATATGAACACTGGATTTTGTTATCACAATGGACACAGATGTTTGATGCCAATTGCATTTGGTTCAAAACCGACTCCAATTTATCCAGGAGTTGAAGAAATAGCGATAACTACTGAGGGAGAATTTGGATCATATGTTGATTGTGATGTAAGTTACAGAGAGGTATTTAAATGTTAATAGTAACAGATAGAAATCTACAAACACTGACAATAGTTAGTAATGATTATCCAGATGGCGTACATTTTCAAGATGATAAGTTCAACGAAAACTTGGAAACTGGAACTTGTATGCTTACTTGCAGTATTGACAAGGTTGTTGAAAAGGATGTTGAACTTATAGAAGCTGGATGTCTGGTTGTTGCTACAGGATACAAGAAAAAGCCTGTTTTACTTGAGATTACAGAAGCTGTAGAAACAAGATATTCAAAGGAGATAGTCGCAGAAGATTGCGGACTTGATTTGCTTAATGAAGATATTGGAGAACAAGATTTCAAAGGAACACTTGCAGAATGGGTCAACAATACTCTTGGTGAAAAATCAGACTGGGTTGTTGGAATTAATGAAGCTAAGGATAAAAACTTAGCTTTTAAATTTGATGGAACAACGACTAAGACTAAGAGACTTGCTATGATTGCAGGTCGTTTCGGTTGTGAGATTAGCTATGATGTTAAATTAAATGGTAACGCAATAGATAAAAAGGTAATAAACTTTTATAAGAAACGTGGCAAAGAGACTGGATATAGGCTTGAGTTCGGACGTGATTTAAGTGATGTTAAGCGTACTGTGTCGATTGCGGACTTGTGTACTGCTGTAAGAGCTGTAGGTAAACCTCATAAGGAGCAAATCAGAGAAGTAAAACAAGTTGAAATTGAAGAACATAAGAAGAATCCTGCTCCAAATAGCAAGATTGAGTTATTCGTTAAGTGGATGAAATCACGAGAGGGTAAGGTTAGATATTCACAAGCAAGACGTGAAGGCCCTAATTATTACGATTGTTCAAGTTCTGTTAGTAGCGCTGCAAAATTTGCAGGACTGTTTCCAAAGTCTGTGGGACTTCCAACTACGGAGACATTATGGGCTTGGGGAAATGCTGGAACGTACTTTCATCAAATCAAACAATCAGAAATTGAATATGGAGATATATTCGTATCAAGATATAACGGCAAGGGTCATACGGGTGTAATCTTAGATAAAAACACGATTATACATTGTACGCTATACGGATCAATCAATGGGATTGTAACGACTAAGCTTCGAGGATGGACTGGCCCAAATGTTAGGTTTTATCGCTGGAATGAGAATAAAGGCGGAACTATAATTGATGCGACAAAGAAGACGTACTGGACTAATTCTGATGTTACAAAACACGATCTGGGCAAGAGATTGCAAGGAATAACTGCAACTCAAATAAATAACTGGATAAGGGCAAAAGCACCTAACAGTCCTTTTAATGGGCAAGGTCAAGTGTTCATAGAAGCACAAAGTCAATCTGGATTAGATGCAAGATATATATTAGCTCATGCAGCATTAGAAAGTGCGTGGGGCAGCAGTAGGATTGCAAGAACATATCACAATTATTTTGGTATTAATGCGTATGATAGTAATCCTGATAACGCTAAGAAAAGCAGTAATAGAAGTTTACAAGCAGGCATTATAAATGGTGCTGTGTGGATAAAAGAACACTATTATAATCGTGGTCAAAAGACGTTGTATGCTATGAATCATGATAAAAATGGTCACAACTACGCTAGTGATAAAGCGTGGGGAGATAAAATTGCAAACATTATGAAAGGCTCCGAACGATTCACAAATCCTGGCGCTACTGCTTCAAGTACAGAGCAAGTATCGTACAAAGAACGTGAAGTTAACACAGATTTGGTTGGATACAAGTATGATGATGGAAGATTCTATGTTACTGATGATGGACTTATTTGCGATAGAGAAGCCGCTAAAAAGTGGACTAGATTTAATAAAACTGGTCAAAAATATTTCATAAGAATGTACGACAGTGAGGCTACTAGTCAAAAAACATTGTTCGATGAGGGATTGAGGTTCTTAAAAAACAACAATGAGGCCAAGATCAGCTATGAGGTATCAATGAGACAACTTCCAAGTGAATTAGAAATTGGGGACTACATCAGAATTATAGACCACGGATTTAAACCTGCATTGTACTTATCAGCTAGACTTGTGGATATTACAAGGAGCTTGTGTGATGAGCTTAGCAACTCTGCTATATTTGCAAACTTTGAAGAACAAAAAGCAGGGATTTCTGAAAGACTTTTAAGTCTCGAAAAATCTGTGTATAGTAGTAGATTTAATTGGCAAAATGTGCCATATGAAATGGAGTTGACATCAAGTCAAGGTAATGTGTTCAAAGATGGCGTGTTGTCAACAGAAATTACTGCTATAGTTACTAAAGCAGGTGTGGATCAAACTGCTACGATTGACAAGTTTGTATGGGAAAGGGTGTCCGAATACCAGGACAAGATTACTACAAGTGATGAAAACTGGAACAAATCTAAAGAAGGCTCAACTGGTAATATACTTGGGATTAATAACACTGATGTTGATTTACAAGCTACTTTTACATGCTCTGCTATGTTGAATGATGTTGCTGTGGCTACAAGCTTTATAACTATCAAGGATTTGACTATTGGTATATACAAGCAAGAAAAAGAGCCAAACCACAACGTATTACAGTGGGGAGATGTGTGGCAATGGGACGATGGCAAAGGTAATCACTTTAAGAGATTGTGGAAGGGTGATAGGTGGGAAGATACTATCACTAAAAGAGACTTGGAGATATTGGAATTAACTCCTGGTCCTCCAGGAGCAGATGGTGAAAATGGTATGCCAGGTAAAGACGGCAAGGACGGAAGAACCTCGTATGTTCACTTCGCTTATTCCGATAGTGCAGACGGAACTGTTGGATTCACAAGAACTGCTACAACTGGTAAAAAGTACATCGGATTCTACACGGATTTTGAAAAAGCTGACTCAACAGATCCCAAGAAATATGAATGGTCGCTATTCAAAGGTGACGATGGTAAAGATGGAGTTGCAGGTAAAAACGGTGTTGGATTAAAATCCACAGATATTTCCTACGGCTTGTCTAATTCTGAAACAAAGGAGCCTACTAGCTGGACTAAAGCAGTACCTAATTTAATAAAAGGTAAATATTTATGGACGAAAACAGTGTGGAAATATACTGATAACACTTCCGAAACGGGATATACGAAGACTTATATCGCCAAAGATGGTAACACTGGAAAAGACGGAATTGCTGGAAAAGATGGAGTTGGAATAAAATCTACTACTATAACTTATGCAAAGTCTACAAGCGGTACTTCTGCACCTACAAGTGGGTGGTCTAGTAGCATACCAAATACAAGTCCTGGTGATTTTTTATGGACAAAAACAGTATGGGGTTATACTGATAATACTTCAGAAACTGGATATTCTGTAAGTAAAATAGGCAAAGATGGATCACAAGGCATTCCCGGTAAAGCTGGTGCAGACGGTAAAACACCTTATTTCCATACAGCTTGGGCGAATAGTGCTGACGGGACTAAGGATTTCAGCACAAGTCAAGCAGGTGAAAAAGAGTACATTGGAACTTATACTGACTATGTTAAGGCAGACTCAACAGATCCTAAAAAGTATACATGGATGCTTGTAAAAGGAAATAAAGGGAAAGACGGTGCTAACGGTAGTAACTTCACATGGAATATGCTTTTAAAATCGAATGTAGTTGTAGGAAATGACAAGTACAATATAAGTAACTATGACTTATCTGGGGATTTTGTAGTTGGAGAAGATTATACACTAACTATTTGGGGAAAACTCGGAGAAGATAGGACACGATTTGATTTTTATAATAGTGATTCTTATGTAAGACTAGAAGGTGCAACAGAAATACGCCCACGTGTGTATAGTGTAAGTTTTAAGTGGAAAGATACACGTGAATACAACGGTGTTGTACACAAGGGCGATAATTCAAAGTTATTGGTATATGCTTATCCTAGTGATGGTAAATCAACTTCAAGAATTGACAAGATAAAGCTAGAAAAAGGAATAAACACTAATCCTGTATGGTCACCGCATATATCGGAAATCAACGGTAAAGACGGTGTTGACGGAAAAGACGGAACTTTTACTGGAGAAATCGGTGGTAGAAATCTAATCAAAAATTCAGACAAAATAACTGGTTGGACTAAATATGATGGTGGCAATCACTTAATCACAGATGAATTTATGAAAGAATTCAATATTCAAGGTTATCGTGTAAAATCAGACGCCGCAAATGCGACGGATTTTATAAAATCGTATGTTAATTTTGATGTAGATGATTTAGTGCCAGGGAAGAATTATACATTTTCTGTTTATGTGAAAAATAATCGTGACGTACCCGCACAACTTAGAGTAAATGGATTCAACTGGAACTTCGCTTATGAATTAAATGCAAATGAGTGCAAGAGATTTGTCGTAACTGGAAAAAGAGATAACATGGAGGGTTACTGGAAAAATCGAATTCAATTTCAATTAAGAAGTGCGAACAAAGGTCAATTTGTCGATATGACTGTTGCACGTCCACAACTTGAGGAGGGGGATGTTGCGACTTCATGGGGCAAAAATCCTAGTGATTTCGAAGATGAGCTTGAAAAGAAAGCCGATTCACAAACTGTAACAGACATCGAGTCAAGGCAACAAGCTGTTGAGGTTCTTATAAAGCAAATGCCTAACAAGAATGATGTGCAAAAATCATTTGTAGAAGTCGAAAAGGCTAAGGCATACGCAGATACTGTGAAAAAAGCGTTGGAAAATGAGAGCTTATCACTTAAAGACAGGATCAAGATTATTGAGGAGAATGTCGGAGCAGGTAAGTTCACAATAGACGCAATAACAACTTTTTTTGACTTCGGTGAGGAAGGCATTCTCATTGGTAAAAAGGACGAAGCAGTTAAGATGATTCTTAAAAACAATGCACTAGAAATTGTAGACGGGACTAAAACTGTGGCAAGATTTGCAAATTCACAAGTACAAGTACCGAATTTAAAGGTTGACGGTGTATTGGAGTTTGGATATCACATGGTTACAAAGCACGATAATGGTGTAAATAAATACACGATTATTAAACCGATTTAGGAGGGATAAATGGCAACATATACTGGTACAGCGCCATCAAGCTTGTATGCGTATTTTAAATTGGATATGAATATTATCAGTCAATCAGAGGCTGATAATACATCAAGAATTAAATACAGATTATATCTTGAAAGTAGAGGCGGAGGAAGTGGCTATTCTCAAACAAAGAGGCCCACTTCTTTAATTTGTAATAATCAAACGATAGAAGACACGAAAACAACTTATAGTTTTGACAAAGGAGGAAGTTCCACCCTTTGTAGTGGTACTTTTACAATAACTCATAATTCAGATGGAACAATGTCGTTTCCAATTAAAGCAAGTGTAGGAACTCACAGAGGTACTTGTTCTTTAAGTGCTACAATGACACTTCCTACTATCGCAAGAGCAAAGCCTATGGTTATGAGTATCGTAGATTCTGTAGGTGATACGGTGTATTCTGCAAACATTGGAGATTCTGTGACTATTAATGTTACAAATACTTCTGGAAGGTCTGTAAGTCTTGAATGGGAAGCGGACAACTATTCAGGATATGTCGGTAGCATTACAGGTAGTAAAAATTTCACTTTCGATGCAAAGACATTCTCTGATGTATTCGGTAATGATTCTAGTGGATATGTGACTTTTACTGCTAGTGCAGATGATGGTACAAGTGTTTCAAAGACGATTAACCTACGAGTTTTTGAAATAAAAAAGCCAAACATAAGCTATGTTTCAGTCCGTGAGGGTAACTCACAAGTTAAGAGTGTGTTCGGAAGTGGCTATTTCTATACAAACATTAGTGATGTTAGTGCTTATGTATCCGCTGAAGCTTACAATGATGCAAGTATAGAAAAATACTTGGCGACATTAGATGGATATACAACATACTCTAATAGCTCAACTATAGATATTGGTAGTGTAACAAGAGCTGGAGAAAGGAATATCACTTTTGAGGTTGTGGATAGTAGAAATCAAAGAAAATCTTATGGCCAGAATATAAGAGTTAAAGAGTACAATCCACCAACTGCTGAATGTAGTGTTACAAGACAAGGAGAAGGGTTGAATGCTTCTGTGAAGGTGCAACACACTGTGTCTGGTAGTACTGATAAGAACACTTGTAATGTAACTGTTGATGTGAGGGAATTGCCGTACGGAAGTTTCTCAACGAAATACAGTGCAAATATAAATATTGCATCTACTACTCAATCTGTGAGTTTGGGAACTGGATACAAGGAATTTGCATCGTATGAGGTCAGAGTAACTGCGACGGATAAGTTCAGAAGTTATACAGCTTTAGTTACGGTGCCTACTCAAGCTGTAGGGATTTCGATTAATCCTAAGAATAATTGCGTTGGGATTGGTAAGTTTCCTGATAAGCTTGTTGGAAATGACAATTTAGAGGTAAAAGGAGATATTTTTGCGAAGAATATTGAGGCTAATTTGACTCTAAAGGCGTGGGACGCAGATATCGATTATCTTAATGTCAAAGAAGAATTAAAGATTGATGATAAGAAATTGGATATCGATGCAATAGATAAGGCATCGAAGGTTAAGCCTTTTGCAGAATATAATTCCACATCAAGATTGGATACTGATAGTACTAGAGATTTGTTCGGTACGGCTGATTTGGGTCGTGTTTCTTATTCGGGTTCAATTGGTGGATTTGCTTACAGTGATGTTATTAGGGTAAATTTCCCATATTATGTTAATTCAATTAGCTACTTGAATATGTGTATGGTTGGTACTAGTGACACAGGAATATTCCCTTTTATTATCAGTTATGATTCATCAGGATTTAGATTAAGAGTTTTAAATATTGTTAACAGTAATACTACTAACAGATTACAGATTTCATATCATGCGAGAGGAGAAAATTAATGATAAATATTTTTATAAATGACGATAACATAACGTTTGAATATTCTAAGAAAGAGGGGCTTATTCAAGGCGAATTAAAAAACGCTGATGAAAAGCTGTCTGATATCATAGCTGAGATTAAGAATATGAAAACAGATGATGAAATCAAAGCAGAAGAAAATAAGTTAAAGGAAGCAGAAGCAATGACAGAGATTTTTGACAAAATGATGGAGCTTGAAGAGACTATGAAGTCAATTCAAGAGTCGATAAACAAAGATAAAGGGGGTGAAATAGATGGCTGATATGTATGCATATTTGATTATGAAGGGCAGAAGAACATTTAAGAGTGTTCCAAATTGCTTAAAAGAACGTGTTAAAAAGATACTTGTTGAACTAGGACTTGAAGAATTAGCAACTGAGGAGGAATAGATGGAACAGTTTTTGAAACTGCTTGACACTGGATTTACCTTCGCGTTTGCGGCTGGAGTGTGCGTGTTTGTGTTTAAATACGCACCTCTTTTTTTGAATGCGTGGATGAATTTTAACAAGTCGATAGATAGAAATACTGAGATTACGAATAGACATTATGACGAGACTGTGGATCTTAAACGACAATTACTAGACTTAAAAGAAAAGCTAGAGCATCACAATGTTAACGCATTAGATTTGCAAAGAGATCATGATGAAATATTAAAAAATCAAGAAGAAATGCTTAAAATTCTTGGCGAAATGAAACAGATAATATTAGGAGGAGGTAGAAGATATGACGACTAAAAAATAAAATGAAAAGTGTTGACACGTGTTAATAATACGTGTATAATATAAGTGCAAGTTAAATACTTGCTCAACACTCAACCCTCAAACACCAATCAATAGCTTTAAAGTCAATTACAAGATTGGAGGGAGTATGGTTAAACCGTACAGAGAGGTTATAAAGGTTCTTAAAAATAACGGTTGGGTTTATGACCATACAACCGGTTCGCATGAAATTTACATTAAAAACGGTAAAATATGCCCAATAAAATGTAATAAGAAAGATATTCCAGCTGGAACTTTGGCGAATATTCAGAGAATAACAGAGCTAAAATTTTAGCCCTAAACCTCTAGTTAGGAGAGATTTTTATGAAAAAAGACAAATATTCATATCCTTGTATAATAACGTATGATAAAAACGACGGAATATACTACGTTGAATTTCCCGACTTGGAAGATTGCTTTACAGACGGTGAGTCTTTAGAAGAGGCTTTATATAATGCAAAAGATGTTTTAGGATTGGTTCTTTATGCCAAAGAAGAAAACAATATTGAAATTGAACCACCTAAAAACAAGCCTATTTTTACTAAAGAAAATCAATCTGTATCTTATATTTCTGTTTGGATGCCTTTAATACGTGATGAAATAGAAAACAAGTCTATAAAAAAGACGGTTACAATTCCTAAATGGTTAAATGACTTAGCTGAGGATAACAATGTTAATTTTTCTAAAATCCTTCAAACGTCATTAAAAGAATATTTAGGGGTTAATAGATAACTTATTTTAATTGCATAAGTTATATACTAGGTTACAACAATAAAAAAAATATATTTAAATTAATTACAATAATTAATAAATCAAGCATTATGTATCACACTACATAGTGCTTTTTTATTACAAATTTTTATGAAAGGTGTGATTATATGACTAAGCTTGTAGGTGTGGATGTATCGAAGTACAACGGATATCCTGACTGGAAGAAAGCTAAGGCTGACGGAGTGCAGTTTGCGATATTACGTCTTGGCAGTGGCTACGTCGGTGGATATGTAGACAAGACATTTGAGTACAACTACAGAGAATGCAAGAAAGCTGGAATTGGTGTTGGAGTGTACATTGCAAGTTATTTGAACATTAGTTCTGAAATTAATATGACTTGGAAAGCATTAAAGGGTAAGCAATTGGAATATCCAATATATTTCGATATCGAAGACTTTAGTTTGAGTGGACGTAGCTACACAAATACACAATTAACGAATTATACTGTTAGATTTTGTTCAGAGGTTGAACGTGCAGGGTATTACGTTGGTATTTACAGTAACAAGGCATTTCTTAATAGTCGCTTGTATTGGGAGCGTATCAAAAAATACGATATTTGGATAGCTCACTGGAGCAAGGGTGTTAATTACGCTGGCAAATACGCTATGCACCAATACACTAATCAAGGTCAGTGGCATGGAATACCATCGACTGGTGAAGGCGGAGTTGATACAAACTGGTGTTTTGTGGATTATCCAAACTTAATGAAGAAACTAGGGCTTAATGGTTATAAAAAACCGAAAGCAGAAGTGAAAGGACTTACGAAGA